GGTTATTTCGGACCCCGTCTCTCGGCTAGCGTCAGCGCCGGACACTCTAAACGCGGGAGAACCCAAATGCAAGTATTTCCCCTATAAATACCTATATATGCATAACTGCCGCAAATGTGTGTAAAGTCGATTTAATTTCCTATTAAGTCAGGTTGCCATTAGTTACTACGAAGCAAATTTCTGAGCTGCTTGGTGTTAGTCCCGCGCGTGTCAGCCAAGTAAAGAAAACAGGCAGACTTGACGGGACATTTAAGAAAAAAGGTGCCGTTACTTATTTTGACCAAGACGCGGCGTTAGCGGCCTGGAATCACGAAATCCCGCAGCTTATCAGCAGGATCTCTGGATCGGAACAGGAGATCCCTAGCTTTAACGAATCGCGTGCAAAGTCAGAACACTTCCGTGCGGAGCTGGCGCGACTTGAACTTGAGGAGAAGGAGGAGAAGCTATGCGAAGCAGAGAAGGTCAGGAGGGAAGCGTTCTCACTTGCGCGATCTGTGCGCGATGCTGTGAACACAATCCCGGATCGAGTGGCGAATCAATTTGCAGCCGAAACTGACCCTGTCGTTATCCACCAAGCCCTTACAGAAGAACTGCGTAAAGCATTGGAGAGGTTGACCGATGGATGATGGAGCAAAGGTTTATGAGAACGCATTCCTTGAAGGGTTAAGGCCTGATCCTGACCTAACTGTTTCACAGTGGTCCGATAAGTATCGAATGCTGAGCAACAAGGCGTCGTCGGAGCCAGGGCCTTGGAGAACGGATCGGACTCCGTATCTGCAAGAAATTATGGATTGCATGTCGTCGAGCAGTTCAGTCCAGAGAGTTGTGTTTATGGCTGGAGCGCAGCTGGGCAAAACAGAATCGATTAATAACGTCGTCGGTTACATGATTGCCCATGCGCCTGGCCCGGCTTTGTTTGTCCAGCCGACGATCGAGATGGCCAAGAGGCTGTCAAAACAGAGGCTTGATTCGTTAATCCATGAGACGCCATGTTTGGCGGAAAAGATTGCGCCTGCCAGAAGTCGAGACTCAGGCAACACAATGTTCAGCAAGGATTACCCAGGCGGGATCTTGTTGTTAACCGGGGCAAACTCTGCAACGGGTTTGCGTTCTGCTCCTTGCCGCTGGGTGCTACTCGACGAGGTTGATGCGTTCCCTGCTGACGTTGACGGAGAGGGTGACCCCTGTGCGTTGGCAGAACGACGGGCTTCAACGTTCTCACGTCGAAAAATCATTCTGACCTCAACGCCGACGGTTAAGGACATGAGCAGGATTGAGACAGAGTATTTGGCATCTGATCAGCGTCGATATTTTGTCCCGTGTGTGCATTGCGGGCACATGCAACATCTGCAGTGGAAGAACATCCAGTGGCGTGACGGCGACCCAAAAACAGCGGCTTACGTTTGCGAGTCCTGTGGAACGCATATTGAAGAGCATTACAAAAGCGAGATGCTTCGCAAAGGCGAGTGGCGAGCCACCGCCACGTCAGAGGACAAAAGAACAGCAGGGTTTCACTTGTCCAGCTTGTATTCGCCGTTGGGTTGGAAAAGCTGGGAGGAGATTGTCACCGAATTTTTACGTGCGAAAAACGACGCTCCTTTGTTAAAGACGTTTGTCAACACGGTGTTGGGCGAGACCTGGGAGGAAGAGGTCGGGGCAAAGCTTGGAGCAGAAGGTTTGCGCGAGCGTGCCGAGTTCTACCCCGCTAGTGAGATACCAGACAGGGCAAGCATTGTCACGGCTGGGATCGACGTGCAGGACAATCGCGTTGCTGTAGGCATTTATGCGTACGCCGAAGGGGAGGAGTGCTGGTTGATTTCACACGATGAGATATATGGCGACCCTGCGGGGCCAAAGCTATGGGAGCAAGTTGACGACGTAATTTTTAGAAAGTACAAACGCAACAACGGAGACGAGGTCAAGCTTTCTGCTGTTGGAATTGATAGTGGCGGTCACTTCACCAGCGAGGTCTATGCGTTTTGCCGCGAGCGAATGAAGCGCAACGTTTTTGCGTTGAAGGGTCAATCGCAACGTAATAAACCTGCAATTGGAAAGCCAAGCAAGGTTGACATCAACTATCGCGGCCAAGTGCTTAAAAACTCTGCCGAGGTGTTCCCTGTTGGAGTCGATACGATCAAATCGACTTTGTTTGGCCGCCTAAAACACAACGAGGAAGGTGCGGGCTACATTCATTTTCATGCAGAGGCCAGCGAAGAGTATTTCAAGCAGCTCACGTCAGAACGTCAAGTCGTCCGTTATGTCAAGGGTTTTGCGGTGCGTGAGTGGAAGAAAAAAGCTGGCGATCGCAACGAAGCCTTGGACTGTTTTGTTTATTCGTATGCAGCATTAAACTTTTTATATCTTCGGTACAACCGACATACAATTTTTGAACAGTTCAAGAAAGCAGCAATAAAAGCCGAGCCTAAGCCTGAAAGGAAGGTAGAATCTGAATATCAGCCATTGCGACGACGTGGTGCGCGTCGTCCTCAGCAGTCCTTCGTTACCAACTGGTGAGCATTCTTGTTCCTGAAATTGTTAATGCAGGCGACACCGTCATTTTTGACGTACCTGCTTTCAACGATTCGATAGGCACTCAGATCGACAGCGCAAGTTATACGTTGACATGGTATGCCAGGACAAACACGAACCATGAAGGGGCAACAATCACAGGAGTAGCTGAAAGCGACGGCTGGCGCGTCACGGTGCCTTCCAGTGTGACCACAGATTTTGACGCTGGGCTGTGGACATGGCAGGCAATTGCTTCTTTAGGCGCAGTCCAGTACACAGCAGGCCGAGGCCAGTTCACTGTCAAGGCCACTCTTAGTTACACAGGGCAGCCGGGTGCATTTGACGATCGATCAAGAGCAAAAATTGATCTTGACTATGTAGAGGCCGCTATTAGAACGCTGTCTCAAGGCGGCATGGTTCAGGAATATACGATTGGTGGTCGCAATTTAAAGAGATACAAGATGACCGAATTGCTGCAGTTGCGTGATGCTTTGCAGGCTGAGGTCAATGCCGAACGTCGGGCTGAAAAGATTAGACAAGGGCTTGGCAATCCTGGCCTAGCCAAAGTGAGGTTCCGTTAGTCATGTGGCCTTTTACGCGAAAACGCAAAGTTGCAAGACGCAACTACGCAGGCGCTCAGATGAATCGCCTGACATCCGATTGGATTAGTCAGGGTACAAGCGCCGACTCAGAAGTAAAAAACAGCCTGCGTATTCTGCGGAATCGTGCTCGGGCTCTTGTTCGCGATTCAGATTTTGCAAAATCTGCGTTGCGTGCTGTCAAAAACAACGTCGTTGGCCAAGGCATCAAGCATCAAGCGCAAGTGCGAATGATTCGAGGCGGTCGTCTTGATGAACGCTTGAATCCAATTATTGAGCACGAATTTAAAAAGTGGAGCAAAGCCAAGAATTGCCACGCAGGTGGCACCTTGTCTTGGCCGCAAATTCAGCAGCTGTGCATCAGCAGCATGATTGAGTCAGGCGAGGTCTTTGTTCGACTCGTCCGCCAGTCTTTTGGCGATAGCCGCATTCCGTTGGGCCTAGAAGTCATTGAAGCAGATTTGCTTGACGATGATTACACCGGATTTGAACCAAACGGTAATCGAGTCCGTATGGGCGTTGAGCTTGACGAATGGTCGGCTCCAGTGGCTTACCACTTCTTGAATTATCACCCTGGTGATTATCAATTCAGTTACGCACAAATTGCCAAAAAACGTCGCACACGCATTCCTGCCAACGAAATCATTCACCTGTATTCCGTTGACCGTCCTGGTCAAACCCGTGGGGTAACTGCGTTTGCTTCGGCAATCATGCGACTAAACAACCTGCGTGGCTACGAGGAGGCAGAAATTGTCGCTGCACGCTCGAGCGCAGCAATGATGGGCTTTGTTCGTACTCCTGATCAAGAGCTGTTTGAGGATGGCACTTATCAAGAGGAGTCTGTTCTGGACTTCTCCCCTGGCAGCATCCGTCGTCTTGCGCCAGGAGAAGAAATGCAATTCTTCTCGCCTCAGCGTCCAGATGATGCGTTTACGCCATTTGTGGCTCAGATGTTGCGTGCCGTGGCTGCTGGCGTCGGTTGCTCCTATACCCAGGTGTCGAGCGACTTTTCGCAAAGTAACTACAGCTCTTCTCGTCTTGAGTTGATTGAGACGCGGGCTCATTACAGAACGCTGCAGCAATACGTCATCGACAAATTGTGCCAACCAATTTACGAGCGTTGGATTGAAATGGGTGTGATGTCAGGTGTTTTGCAGATGCCTGCTTTTGACATGGATCCCGATCGTTATTACGAAGCGAAATGGATTGCACCAGCAGCGCAGTTTGTAGACCCCCAAAAAGAAGCTGAGGCTTATAAGTCAATGATCCGGTCAGGCATCATGACCTTGTCTCAAGTTGTCGCTTTACACGGTGGAGACTTTGAGGAGACCATGCGTCAAAGAGCCCATGAGCTTGCAACTATGGATGATCTTGGGATCGTCTTGGATTCTGACCCTAGTGCTGTTAACAAGGCAGGCCAAGCACAAAACCCACCTGTCGAGCAGACAGAACACCCTGAAATTCATGAGGAGGATGACTAATGGCTAACGTCAACGGCACTGACATCAACTTGTCTCCAACTGAGGGGATGAAGTCAGAAGCAAAAAAATATCGTCAGTGGAAAGAAGAAGGCGAGAAAGGTGGCACTAAAGTCGCTTCTCGTCGCGCTTCTCAGATTTTGTCTGGCGATGAAATTAGCCCTGACACTGTTATTGAAATGTCTGCTTGGCACGCCCGTCACGCGGTAGACGCTGAAGGTGAAGGATTTAGTTCTGGAGAGGATGGTTATCCAAGCCCAGGCAGAGTTGCTTTTGCTGCATGGGGAGGTGCTGCAGGTCGTAGCTGGAGTAACTCAAAATCAGAATCAATAAAAAAAGCGAGAGAGCGTAGTTATGATCCCAATAGCACGGAAACTATTGAAAACATGACTGAACGCGCTGCGCCTGATGCGCTTAAAACTGGAGATTTTGTTTCTTGGAATAGCAGCGGCGGCACAGCTCGCGGGCGCATAAGTCGTGTTGAACGTAACGGGACAATCGATGTCCCTGACTCAAGTTTTACGATCACTGGGACTGCTGAAGACCCTGCAGCGTTAATCACGCTGTATCGCGACGGTGAGCCTACAGATAGAAAAGTCGGGCACAAATTCAGCACTCTTACCAAGATTGCTGCGATCCGCATGTTTGAAGATACGGCGTTAACGCGGGCGCACAGCACTGATTACGTTGAGAAAGAAGACCGCACAATTGAGTTCCCGTTTGCTTCTGAGGAGCCTGTTGAGCGTTACTTCGGCATGGAAGTGCTGGAGATGTCAGAGAAAGCGATGGACTTGTCTCGCTTAAATGACGGTGCCCCACTTCTTTATCAGCATGATGCTGATCGAATTGTTGGTGTTGTGCAGCGTGCATACATCAAAGACAAGCGTGGTTACGCCGAAGTCAAGCTTGCCAACAATGAGCTTGGCCGCGAAATGCAAGATTTAATCAAAGACGGAATTATCAGAAACGTCAGCTTTGGATACAAGATCAATGAGATGGAGGAAGATAAGTCAACTACTCCAATGACTTATCGGGCCACCTCTTTCCAGCCGTTTGAACTCAGTTTGGTGACCGTGCCAGCTGATCAATCGGTTGGCATCGGTCGCAGTTTCGACCCTGTTGAAACTGTGTCTACGGCCTCAGCCGTACCTACTACAACTCCTATTTCCATCATGGAAGAACAAACTCCAGACCTGGAGCTTCTTCGTGCTGAGGCCTCCGAGGCCAAAGCAAAAGAAGCTGCTGAAATGCTTGCCCTTGGCAAGCGCACTCACAACATCGATCTTGCTCAAGAATTTGTAATCAATTCTCGCGGCATTGACGAACTTCGCTCCGCTCTTATTGAACAAATGGGTTCTAACGCCAAGCCCGTTGACACCACTGCTGGTGAAATCGGCCTCACGCAAAAAGAAGCTCGCAGCTTCTCCTTTCTGCGTGCCATCAATTACCTAAGCAATCCTGGCGATCGCGCTGCACGCGATGCTGCTGGTTTTGAAATTGAGGCCTCTGAAGCCGCTGCAGCCAAGCTTGGCCGTCAGTCACGCGGCATCACTGTCCCGTCTGACGTTATGCGTCGTGACCTCAACGTTGGCACGGCTACTGCCGGTGGCAACCTTGTTGAGACCGAGTTGGATGCAGCCAACTTCATCGACCTCCTGCGTAACGCATCAGCACTGGATCAAGCTGGTGCAACTGTGTTGACTGGCCTTTCTGGCAATGTCAACATTCCTCGTCAGTCAGGCAGTGCAACTGCTTACTGGGTCGCTGAGTCCGGTTCCCCAACCGAATCACAGCAAACCATCGATCAGGTTGCGCTTACGCCTAAGACCTGTGGTGCTTTCACCGACTTTAGCCGTCGTCTGCTGATCCAGTCCTCTATCGACGTGGAGAACATGGTGCGTGGCGACCTTGCCAAAGTGCTTGCTTTGGAAATTGACCGCGTTGGCCTTTATGGCTCCGGTTCTTCCAACCAGCCCTTGGGTCTTAAAGACACCACTGGTGTTTTGACCGAAGACTTTGCTGCTAACACTCCAACATTCGCTGAGGTGGTTGCGCTTGAGTCTGACATT